CGAGACTTGCCCATGGGTCCGCCGGATTTGCTCGCCGGTCATGCCCTAGCATGTGGGAGGGTTGGAGGGCGTTTCCACTTTGGAAATCATTTTCTCCTTCTATACCCATTTTCCGAACACGGAACAAAAATCAAAATCTGGGTTTTTGGCCTTCGTTCTCATGCGCGTTAAGCACAGTGAGATTAATGACCCCCCCTACCCCCCCTATGGCTATGAATAGTTTGCATGTCAAGTGACTAATTGTCACAGTGGAGATGCTCATTGTTTGGCAATGTCGCTTTGCCATTTTGTCAAAACTGGAATTGGAGTTTTTTGATCATGAGTAAAGGTGGTCGTCCTAGTAAATATAGTGCTGAGTTGGTTGGTAAGATATGCCGAGCTTTGGCTGGTGGTGGCACTGTGGCTTATGCTTGTCGTTCTGCTCGTATCTGTCCTAGCACTTATAAGAACTGGTTGAAGTTGTACCCTGAGTTTGCGGAGGCTGTTGGTCAGGCTCAGGCTGAAAGTGAACTGGCTCTTGTGCAGCAACTGCAGGAGCATGCACAGTCTGACTGGAGAGCTGCTAAGTTCTTGTTGGAGCGTCGGTTCCAGCATTGGAAGGCTGATAGTTCGACGAGCCAGGAGAGGCGCGACCAGCTAGATGATTTGAAAATCTTGAAGGCTAAGTTAGAGTTGCAGTACGCTGCGCTCAAGATTGAGCAGGCTACTGTCAATCGTCAGCAGGATGCTGAACTTATAGAGATATTATCTGAGATTCATGCGTTAGGGGTTCTTGATGGGCAAGGCGAGGAAGGAAGCGGCGAAAAGGAAACTAAGCGGCTCCAGTAAGGTTGCTACGAAAACCAACCCTTCTTTGTGGGCTCAGGCAAAGTCTGAGGCTAAGTCGCGCATGGGTGGTAAGCATTCTGCTCGCGCTATGCAGTTAGCCACACAGATATACAAGAAGAAGGGTGGTGGCTATAGCGGCAAGAAGCCGTCCGCCAAGACTAACAAGCTCAAGAAGTGGAGCAAGCAAGACTGGCAGTGGTCTGGCGGGAAGAAGGACAAGGGTGTCTATCTTCCTAAAAAGAAGGTTGCTGCGCTGAAGTCCACCGAGGCAGGAAAGAAGAAGCTGGCTGCTGCGGGCAAGAAGAAGTCTAAGGCGACCCGTGAAGGCAAGCAGTACTCCAAACATGGTTTAGCGGCAGGTACGTCATGAGTAACGCACGGATAGAGGCGGCACGCCGTATGATGAAGAAGCTGGGGATCAAAGGCTTTAACAAGCCAAAGAGAACACCCAACCACCCTAAGAAGTCTCACGTTGTGATGGCTAAAGAGGGCGACAAGATAAAGCTAATTCGCTTTGGAGAGCAGGGCGCTAAGACCGCAGGCAAGCCAAAAGCAGGCGAGTCAGACCGCATGAAAAAGAAAAGGAAGTCCTTTAAGTCACGGCATGGTAAAAACATTGCCAAGGGTAAAATGAGCGCGGCCTACTGGGCCAACAAAGTTAAATGGTAGGAGGCCACATGGCACACGGTTCTAAAGAAGCAATGAAGGAAGCCGCAGCTCGAATGATGTCGATGCTCGGTGATATTACTATGGACGACATCCAGGCCATCACAATCGTCACAAAGGGCAAAGTAAAGCCCAAGAAGATGAAAATGATGAAGGGCATGGAGGAGATGGAGGAGGTCGAGGAAACCGAAGAGGTTGAGGACGATCCCAAAGAAAAGCTCAAAAAGCTGTTCAAAAAAGATGAAGTCGAAGAAGAAGAAGAGGAAGAGGAGGAAGACTAATGCCTTTCAAATCCGAATCACAACGCAAGTACCTGTACGCAAAGGAACCTGAAATGGCTAAAAAGTACGCAAAAAAAACACCTAAAGGTACCAAACTGCCCAAAAAGGTGAAGAAAGAAGCTCGCAGTGATGCTGCCAAGAGAATGGCAGGAGGCTACTAGATGAAGGTGTCTGCAGAACATATCGGTGAGATTAAGCGATGCGCGAAAGACTTCCGTTATTTCTGCAAGACACACCTTCGCATTATCAACAAGGACGGAGAGTTGGTGCCACTTGTGCCCAACGAATCCCAAGCATTGTTCTTAGATGAGCTAGAAAAGAACAACTGGGTGTACGTCCTAAAGGCTAGGAAGCTGGGGCAGACTACAATTATTGCTGCAGTCAACTTCTGGCGCGTCCTCTTCAGACCTAACTATTCAGCCCTTGTGGTGGCTCACACGGACGAAGCAGCCAAAGGTATCTTTAAGATATACAAACGCTTCTATCAGTGTCTCCCTGAGTGGCTGAAGGTGCCCATGGAGCAGAACCTCCACGAGATGAGGTTTGAAACCGGCGCAGTCATCCGGGCCACAACAGCCAGCTCACAGTCGGTGCGCGGACAGACTTACCAGTCTATTCACTGCTCTGAGTTTGCCATGTACCCCGACATCGACTCGACGATTGCAGCCGTGTTCTCCACCGCAGGCAACAACGGCACCGTGGTGCTGGAGTCTACGGCCAATGGCGTCAACCCGGCCCACCGTATCTGGTATGAGCCTAACGGCATGACTAAGCTCTTCCTTAGCTGGAAGGATGCAAAGGACTGCCAGTCTAGCTTCAAACCAAACTTTGTCCCACCTGAACTCAAACAACTGGCGGAAGAACATGGACTATCAAGACGACAACTCAACTGGGCAACCCAGACTTACACTACTAGGTGTGCGTCCAGTTGGAACACCTTCCTCCAAGAATATCCACTCGAACCAGACCTCGCGTTCATATCAAGCGGACGTAGATTTTTCACAACTCATATCTATCCCCATGCCGTGGCCCACGAGGGATACGAGCAATATGCCGCACCACAACCATTCCATGTCTATTCCATTGGTGTGGATACGGCTTCCGGCTCCGCAGAAGGGGACTACTCAGCTTTCTGTGTCCTCGATGTCACCGATAAACGCGCTCCCCGTATAGCATCTACGTTCTACGGAAGGCTCGCCCCGGCTGAGTTCGCACATCAGGTTCTCATCGAAGCTAAGAAATACAACGCCCTGATTGTCCCAGAATCGAACTCTTACGGACTCTCCATCATAGAGTATCTAATCCAAGAATCCTATGGCTTTCTTTATCGGCGCGTTAAGTACGACAAGATGGCCAACAGGTACACAGAGAACCTGGGATTCAACACAAACGTCAGCACACGTTCTATCCTCTTGGCTCGTCTCCAAGAATACGTCGCACGCGAATGGTTGCTTGTCAGCGATGACAGGCTGAAGACAGAGATTAACACTTTTGTGTTCTCAAACTCTGGAAAGCCAGAGGCCGACACCGGCCAGCACGACGATATGATATTTGCTACAGGCTTGGCTCTTATGGGTCTGCAGCAAATAGATGACGTTAAAAAGGACGTGCAATTAAAAACCCGGCCTGCAAACTTGTCTGAAATGCTTCAGTATGAGATTGCTACGGGCAAGTTGTACTCCAAGACGAGCGATCAGTTTTACGATCCGCTCGGACGGGGGAACGACGAACTCTCGCCTTCTGAGGCGATGTCTACTTCATCAAAAACCCACTAGATGTAAAAGGGAAACACTATGAGCTTTTTATCCGAAGACCAAGCAGGCGAAATTGGAAACATCCTGGAAACAGGTATGCCAGTTGAACAAGCACCAGTCCCGGACACCTCGTCTGAACAACTCGCAGACGTAAACCCAGATGAGTTACAACTTGATGACAACCAGATTGAGGCACAAACCTCTCAACAAGAAAGTCCCACACCGGATACTGCTGCCGATATAGCAGAAGAGTCGGGACATAGGGTACCTTATAACCGTTTTAAGGACGTTAATGAAGCCAAGAACCGATACAGGAACGAGGCCAAATCCCTTAAACAGCAGCTCAAAGAAGCTCAATCTCAACTAGAACAGATTCAATCGCAGGCCAAACAGGCCCCAAAAGAAGAGTCTATTGATGATTGGCTCGGTGATTACCAAGACCAGGAAAGCGAATACGAAAAGCGTTTCTCGTCCCTAAATGACCGAATCTACGAGTTTGAGGTACAGCAAGCGGGCGTTACTCTGGCCCAAGAGGTTGCCCAGGCCCAGGAGAAATACCCTGGGGTGCCTGAGCAGGTGCTATACAAGGCGGTTGTCGATGATGGAGACGCCAACGTAATGGAGGTTGCAGAGCAATACTACGACTTCATTGAGTCTATTCAGCAGCAAGCTATCGAGCGCTACCTAAAAGATAACAAGCTCGACACACCTTCTGCTGCACCAAGGCCAAGGAAGTCAGGGTCTTCCCCTGTCAACCAATCCCAAGCTAAAAAGGCGGCGTCTCCTAAAACAATGAAGGATGCCAAAGAGGCACTCCTCCAACACTTCAAAGACAATCCAATTTTTTAGGAGAATGAAAAATGGCTGGAGCCACTATTACAACACTCGATGCAGTGTTGAAAAACTACTACCTTGGACCTATCCAAGAACAGCTCAATAACTCTGTTATCTGCCTCGAAATGTTCGAGAAATACACGGTGGATTGGCACGGAAAACAGTGCGTTATTCCCGTACACATCTCTCGTAACAGCAGCGCATCTGGGCTGGACGCATACGTCGATGAAGGCGGAACGCTCCCATCCCCAGGTGCTCAGGGCTACGCAGACCTCAACGTCACTGCTAAGTTCCAGTACGGAAAGTTCGCATTGACAGGTCAAGCAATCGCTTCTGCTCGTAAGGGCGGCTCGCACACATTCATTAGTTGGATGGACAGTGAGATGAAGAAGCTCGTTGATGACTTCCGTGTTACGGCTAACAAGGCTACGATTCACGGTGGGCCTGTTCGAGGGTTTATCGTTGAGCGTGTTCAAGGCGCTGGTACAGACTTTGCCAACACGGCTGCTGCTCAGTTGGTTGCTGCTGGTGCCCCGTACAACACAGTTCCTATTGAGGTTGGTTACGACGGAGACTTCTCGCTCTTTACGGGAGTAAGCTCGACTAATCAGGCTACTTGGGTTCGCGTTCAACTCACACGTATGGACACATACAATGAGATTGATCGTACTGGTGTTACGACTGGAGCAAACGCAAACTGGTTTGTCTCTGCAATCAACCAGGACACAGGGACAATCACCATTAGCTTTGGAAGTGACTCTGCTGGTGGTGATAGCT